TGACCCGCGCAGAACTGGAAGCGTTACGCGACCGTCTCGCCAAGGCTGAGGCGAAGGACATCGGCAAGTGGCGTGCCTATAGCCACGGCAACGATGCTGTCGTTGAGCGTCTCGAACGCATTGTTGATTTGTTGTGGCTCATCGCTTGCGAGCAAGCCGCTGCACGAGAAGCACTAGAGGAGAAGGCCGCACCAACAGCTGCAGAAAGCCGTCCGATTTCGTGCCGCGTGTCCACATCCAATAAATGCCTATACCCCAACTGTAACTGCACTTGGGAGGAGAAGGCCGATGGCTGATTTAAGCGATATCGGCAAGTTGGCAACGCTCCTCCAAAAACCCGATATGAGAATTGAGGCTGACATGACCGAGATCGAACGCCTGCGTGCAGGATGGCTGGATCAGGCTGCGCGCGACAGTACGGAGATTGTCCGCCTTGAACAACGCATCGAGGCGCTGGAAGCCGCGCTGAATAGATATCGGTATGCAGTTCAGTGGGCTGCTGCCGACTCATGGGATCATTGCGGTGATTGTCGCGCCCGTCTGGAGTGGGCGAAAGCATCTGACAGACGGCTCGACGCCAATGAGATGGCGGCAGTCGGTCAGCAATTCCACGCTGCGTACTAGAGGAGAAAGTCGCACCATGAGCGAACGTAATTGGCCTATTCCTAAATTTCAATATGGTGATAAAGTTAAATTAATTCCAGTTGAATATATTATAGCAAGAGTTATAGATATTCATATTTTAGGTGCTATTGGAGCTGTTGAATATGATGTTCGTTATTTTGATGGAGGTAAAGAAAATAGAGTTAGAGTATTTGAAGATGAATTGGAGAAACTATAATGTCTGAAACTTGGAAATCACAATATCTTGGAAATGGTGCATTTCTTATTAGATATCTACCTCCAAAGAAAAAGAAATCTAAGAAATGAAATTCTATAAACAAAGACATCATCATAATCCTGAAGAAGGAATTTTTGGGGACTGTTTTAGAACAGCACTTGCTTGTCTTCTTGATATGGTACCTGAACAAGTTCCGCATTTTATGCAAGGTATCCAATCAACTGATGAATTTGAATCAGTGGAAATTAAGAGAGCTATCGATGATTGGTTAGCTCTTAGAAATCTAACTAAAATTGATATTCCTTACCACATTCCAGGTGCACCTCCAACTGCTCTAATGGAACATTTAGGAAATCGCGATGGCGAAGATATGTGTTACCTATTGACAGGTCGTAGCCGATCTGCTATTCATGTAGTTATATGCAGGGGTTCTAAATTCTTATGGGATCCTTCACCAACTAATATAGGGATCATATCTCCTATTAAAGATTTGTATTGGATTACCTATTTAGTTCCTTTATTTATGAGATACAATGGTTAACATCAGACATAAAGGTCAACGTGGTGAAAGAGAAGTTGCTATACTTCTTAATGGAATGCTTATTCTTGTAATGCGAGAATTAGGATATTCAGAACCAGATGTATTAGCTGCCGTATCATCTGTTCAACGTAATCAAAATCAAACTGCTGTAGGTGGTGATGATTTAGTCAATACATTTGAGATGTCTATTGAGATTAAACGACATGAAACACTTCATGTAAATAGTTGGTGGACACAATGTGTTGATCAGGCTAAACGAAACAATTATTGGCCAGTTCTATTATATCGACAAAATAATAAACCTTGGCATTGTCGTACATACGGTTATATGATGTGTCCCGATGGAACATATCTACCATCTGTTATTGATATAGATTATTTATCATTTCAAAATTGGTATAAAACTTGGATTAAAAAGAAACTTCTTAATGGATATGTGATCAAATCATGACCGGATTAATTTGGATTTTTGATAATGAACCTAAAGATCCTAAAGATCTTTGGGAATGGCCTATGGCAATCTATGAAGGAAAATTACATCGTCATGCAGCTTATATTATCTGTGAGCAACCTTATAGACCAATTTATAGAATATCTCCTTTACATAGTCCACTTAAGGTAGTCATTCGTAAATATGAACCTGTGATAAATGGAGATAAAGAAAGTCATCGGATGTTATTTGATCCTTGGTTTAAATCTTTACGAAATGCAATTGAATTTGTAGAAGATTATGTTCAAAAACATCCTGATTGGCAACCTAAAATAACATGAATTATCAATTTGAAATAGGATTAGTGATTGTTATAATTGGATTTTTCGGTCTTTACGGAAATTCAAGACCGATGCTATTAATCTATGTTGCAATTCTTTTTACATCAACAATAGTAGTATGTTCGATTGCAATATTAATTGCTTTACCTGGAATTATCTTATTTGTAATAGGATCTTATCTTTTAAGAATAACAAAAATTATCAATGATAAGACAACAAATAAGAAAATTCTGAAAATTTAAGCTAGACAAAGCTTGTGATATGTACTATGTTTCCCAAAATAGGAGGAATCTAGTATGACTCCAAGTGTGATTAAATGACTACAATCATAATCATTATAGTCTTAATTATTCTCCTTGGTGGCGGCGGATATTATGCCCATGGAGCTTATGGATATAATGGTTTGGGAGGAGTCCTTGGCCTAGTATTAATTATCTTATTAATATTATGGCTAATGGGTCGTTTATAAGTTATCTAATGAATGTCTAGACCGCCTTTTAATCCTCAAAGAGCGGCTTTCTTAATTCTATTTCTAGTAATAGTAGTGCATTCTATTGTTGTTCTTGGAATGGTAGGTGCTTGTATCTATCATTCAGATGAAATAATTAAAGGCGGGACTGAAATAAATTGCGATCCTTATAACCGGCTTATGTCTTTAATGGCTGCTGCATTGGCGGCGGCATTAGCATTTGCCGGTATTCGTAATAAAGATAAGGATGATGAGTAAAAATGAACGCTCCATTTAATCCCTCTATGTTCGAACCTGAGCCCACACCTAATGAAAAGGCCTTGTGGGATAAGTTTGTTGAAGAATATACTCGTGACTTTAATGCAGTGGAAGCTTGCATTCGAGTGGGATTTGTTCTGACTTATGCGATTGAATATAGTAAAATCTTTCTTAGTAAGCCTTATATTCAACGAAAAATTATGGATGCTAAGAGCCGACCGCCAAAATCTGAAGAAGATAAATTAGCGGAGGTTAAAGCTCTTATTGATGCAACTTTACGTGAATGCATGTTAAATGGACAGCCTGCAACTCGTGCAGTTGCGGCTAAGGCTATGGCTAGTATCCATGGACTTGATCAGTCTGCTGATAAGAGTGGTGAGACGTTAACTAAACTTGTTGAATCGTTTCGTAACGTGGCTAAAGCGTTACCTGATTAAAATGCCTCCTGCAATCGATCTTATCCTTGAACGTCAAAAGTCGCGATGGTATCCATTAAAGCCACATCCTGTTCAATTAAAATTACTTAGAGCTGTTGATGATGGAACAAGATTTCCTGTAGTTCCAGCAGGACGACGTTCTGGAAAAACTGAAAGAGGTAAAAGATTCTTAGCTAAGAAAGCAATGTATGAAGCGGGCGGAAAAATTTTTGCCGGAGCTCCTACATTTGCACAGGCTAAAAAGATTTGGTGGCAAGATCTTAAAGATATGACATTATCGTGTCTACATCAACGTAGACCTAGTGAAACTGAACTTCAGATCTTTATGCCTAATGGGACAGAAATTCATATAATTGGTTTTGATCAACCGCAACGATTTGAAGGTGTATCTTGGACAGGTGGTATCATCGATGAAATTGCGGATGTTAAAGAACAAGCAGTTATTGAGAACATTCTACCGGCTCTAAATACTGTTGATCCACGCAAACCTGATTATCGTGCATGGTGTTGGTTTATTGGAGTACCTGAAGGTCTAGGTCATTACTACGATATGGCTCTCCGTGGAAATATGGGTAATGATCCAGATTGGAAAACATTCCATTGGAAATCAGCTGAAATTTTACCGCAAGACATAATAGATGCTGCAAAGCGGACTATGTCTGCTAAACAGTTTCGACAAGAATATGAAGCTAGTTTCGAAACTGCTGGTGGACGAATTTACGAAGACTATTCTAAAGAAAATTGGTGCGCTGCTGTACCATACGAAGATGAAGAACTACATTGGACCCATGACCAGAACTTCACGCCATTGAGTTCTGCCATTGTGGTCATTAGAGATGGCATTCCTTATTTTGTAGATGAAATAGTTCTTGAAAGTGCAATTAGTCGTCAATCAGCTGAAGAATTTGTGGAGCGCTATAAAAATCATAGAAATAAGATGGTTTACATTTATGGTGATCCAGCCGGTAGAGCAGGCGAAAAACATGGACATAAATCTGATTATATTGAGATAGAAGAAGTTTTGTTAATGAATGGATGGAAATATCAGCGGCGAGTTCGTCCGAAACATCCAGCTATTAAAAACCGACAAAATTCTGTTCGTGCAATGATTAAGACTGCTGCGGGACAAATTCGTTTATATGTAAATCCTGAAAAGGCTAAATGGACAGATAAAGGTTTAGGAACTGTTCAGTTAAAAGAAGGTTCCAGTTTCCTTGAGGACCAAACTAATCAATATCAACATATAACGACAGCAGTTGGTTATTTCATTGATTATTTATGGCCTTCGGCTACAATCTTTACAACAAGTGGACAGGTCGTTGGAAATTTTTAACTTTTTGCTGGCCAATGTATATAAGAAGTGTTAAAACTGAGTTTCACGCGGGGTTGTTATGACAATTGATGTATTACATCCCTATTATACAACTTTCCAAAATGACTGGAATCAGTTGCGTGATTGCTATGGCGGCGAAGATGTCGTTAAATCAAGAGGTACAAGATATCTTCCACCTACACAAGGAATGATTCTTGATGGAATGCTACAAGTTAGAGATCTTGGATATCAAGCTTATGAAGCATATAAACTTCGTGCAGTTTGGCATGATCTTTTTAAAGAAGCGGTAGAAGCATATATTGGTTTATTACATCAAAAGCCACCTCAGATTACTGTACCTGAAAAATTACGTGATATAAAGAGTAATCATGGTGAAACATTAGAACAATTACTTCGAAGAGTTAATGAAGAACAACTTGTTACTGGTAGACTTGGACTACTCACAGATCTGCCCTTAAATCCCGACCCTGCTAACCCATTACCTTATATTGCAATGTACGGCGCTGAGTCTGTACGCAACTGGGACGACGTTCCTAATATTAATAGTGTGCAGACTAGGTTACAGTATGTTGTTCTTGATGAAAGTGGATATGGACGTTCAGATACTGATATGTTTCAGTGGTTGATCAAGACTCGATATCGTGTTTGTATGCTAAATGAGAATAAATATCAAACAGGATTATTTGAAGTTTCTGGAGAAGGCATTCCTGAATTTAATCAAACGGTATTAACCACACCTCAATTTCGAGGTGTTCCATTGACAGAAATTCCATTTACTTTTGTTAATTCTAAAGATTTACTATCTACACCAGACAGAGGTCCACTTCTTGGATTAGCAAAGATTATGTTTGCTATTTATAGAGGTGAAGCAGATTATAGACAGAATCTGTTTATGCAAGGACAAGATACCCTTGTAACAATTGGTGGAATTTTGAATCGTGATCCTGTAGCTCCTAATGCTCCTTTGAGAACTGGTGCAGGTTCACGCATTGATATGGAAGCTGGTGGCGATGCTAAATATATAGGTGTAAATTCAGAAGGATTATCTGAACAACGTCTAGCTATTTCTAACGATAGGCAACGAGCTGAAATTCGTGCTGGACAACTTGTTAAAGTTGGCGTTGGTGATAAAGAATCAGGTGAAGCTCTTAAAACTCGATTAGCAGCACAGACAGCAACTCTAAAACAGATTGCTCTTACTGGTGGTGCTGCATTAGAGGCACAACTTAGATTTGCTGCTATTTGGATGGGCGAAAATCCAGAAGAAATTAA